CGCTTTGCCAGGATTGCGGATTGCACACAACACCGCGTCCTCAAGCTCGGCCCAAAAGGCTACCGTCTTCGGGTGCGCCTCTCGCCACATGCGTTTAATCGCATCACACGTAAGCCATACGTTTTTCGGCAGTATGTAAGTCGGGCGCTCGTCCTTCTTGCCAGGCTTCGGCGGTCGCTTCGCTTCGTTAATGCGGGCGTACTCATAACCCCGTTTAGCCGCTGCCCAAATGTGATCGGGGAATGTGCCCTTCATTACGTCCGCCATCGCGTAAAGGTCGAGGCCCAGGTTTTTAGCGAACTGCAAGAACGCAGCCACGCCGCCGCCATAGCCAAGTCCCAACTCACACGCCTTACCAATCTGGCGTAGGTCTTTGCGGTTGGCTTTAATGTATTCCGGGTCAAGGCCGAACATCTTACCGGCAGTCTCACAATAAATGTCGCGACCGGCCCTAAACACCATTAGCGCGGTTTTCTCACCAGCGATCCAGGCGAGGCCACGCCCTTCCACGTTAGAATAGTCCGCTACGACAAACTTCTTACCCTTCGCTGGAATAATGCACCCGCGAACGGTCGAGGCCGTTAGCTTCGATATGTCATACGCCCAGTGCGCTGTCCCACGTAACAGGGAGTTGATGCCGTTGGTGAGCATGTGCGACCGCACCCAAAACGCGACGTCGCTCTCGCCTTCACGGCGTTTAATCTTCCCTTCGTGGTCGTCGCTATACTCGCCACGCGCCAGGTTTTGCGGCTGGAAGCCTTTACCGGCCCAGCGTAGCGTGCGCTTTGCCCCACCATACTGAAGACACCCACGGCGGCGACCATCGGCGGATAGGCCATTAACGAGCGGATTGTACTTAGTCGATGCCGTGGATGACGCACCGAGGCGCATCTCGATAAGCACTTTGCCCTCTTCGGGGAAGTCTGGATCTTCCAGCAGGTCGTTAAGCGTGGATTTCTGCGCGTTGTGGATTGTGAACGCAGGCGCGAGGTCCCGCAGCGCTGGCAGGAAGTCATTGCCTGTCAGCTTACCGCCGAAGCGCTCCCAGGCTTCTTCCTTCAATTCTTCTTTATGCGCCTGTACCGCTTTGATCGCAGCGCGCGCCAGGTCAACGTCCACATAGAAGCCGCGGTCATTGATCAACTGGTCGATAAGCAGGATTTCGTCTTCCTTCGGCGTGTTACCCCAGTCCGGTATGCGCCAATAGACTTCCCTCATAGCGATGATATCCAACGCGGCATAGCGCAGGAATTTAGCCCACTCCTCGGGGTGCGTCTCGCGCGTGTAGCGGCGGATTTTGTAGGTCTTAGGGGTTGGCTTACAGAATCGTTTGATCAGCGCCTTGCCCGCCTTATCCTTCGCGTGCTCTGCGTCAACGCCCAACACCTGGCACTGCATATCGAGGCCACCCGGCAGCGCGTGTCGAAAGGCCATAATCATGGTGTCTTCGATCTGGCACACTGGCAGGTCAATGCCCCACTTCTCGCGAATGACCAGGCGGTCAAACAGGAGGCCGTTAGCCATCACTATTTTTGCTTTCTTGCGGGATACCCTGCGGAGCGCCTTGCGCAGTTCACGCGGCATTGTTGGGGACTCGGTGCAATCCCATGTCTGCACGCGGCCCTCGTCGATGGCGTAGGTGCAAATCATAATCTCGGTTGTCGGGTGCTCTGCGTAGGCGTATGCGCCAACTTTCTTCAGGTCTACCCCGCTAAATGTCTCGGTATCGAGAAACAGGCGTTCGAAGTCTTTCATTGCTTAATCCTCACTACGGCGTCGGCGCTGCCGATCATGGAGAAGATACCGTCGGAAAGGGTTATCTCCTCGCCGTTGTTGCGAATCTCGGCAACGGTGAAATACTCGCCCAGCAGTTTAGACCATACCTGCATTCCGACTTTTACTTCGCTGGCTTTAATGCGCATTTTTCATTGTCCTATTAAAAAGCCCGCATTAAGCGGGCTTGAATAGTGGGCTTTGCCCTTAACGGCGGCGACGTTTACGTGGCGCTTCGTCTTCGTCGTCGTCCTCATCTTCGTCATCGCGTGGCTTACGACGTTTACGAGGTTTCTCGTCTTCGTCATCATCATCGTCATCGCGGCGCTTGGACTTTTTGGACTTGCGCGGCTTGTCGTCTTCGTCATCGTCATCACGACGTTTTGACTTTTTGGACTTGCGCGGGCGTTCATCTTCGTCATCGTCGCCCAGGTCTTCGTCGGAGCAAGAAGAACCGCCACCGCCGAAGGCTTCGCCGTCATCACGGAAGCGCAGACCCAAAAGGCCAGCACCGAGTCCCTTGCCGTTGGTATTGTTCCACGCCCAAATATCCAGGGACACATTGCAATAGCAACCGGAGTAGATCTCCTGGCCTTCGATCTCGTCGCCTTCTACAGTCAGACCTTGTTCCGTCTGCTTCTCGCCGAGTGACGTTTGAATGTTCGGCTGTTTGAACGATTTGGCGTTGATGTACAACATGCCTTCAAATTCTTCGGTTACTTCGTCACGCTCGTCACCGTCGCGGACTGCGCATTCCTTAGAATCCTGGGCGTAGTGGCGGTCCATCCACTTATCGGCATTCTTCTCGGATTTCAGCTTGACGGTGAGCGCTGCGCGCGCTGCCGCTTCCACTTTATCCACCTGCGGATCTTCTTTATCCAGAAGAATCACGGCGCGGTATGCCGGTTTTTGTCCAGCCTGTTTAGGGGTATCACGTTCCCAAATATTAAGGAAACATACGCGCACATTTTTCAGGTTGACTTTAGCCATTTTCCAATTCCTCATTTTCACATGTATCGGGGTTATTGTGAGCCACCCCGTTCGGCTTGGTTGCCAATTTACTTGGTTGCGCCTAAGCGGTCAAGCACTTTTATTAAAAATATTTCTGGTCACGTAGTTGACGGCGTTCTCGATCCAGCTTAACGGCGGGCGTTCGATGTTCTTTTCCACCCAATCGACGGCAGCTTCTCTATAGCCGTCGTCCAGCCAGCGGGTCGGATGGCGAATCATCCAGGCCACCATTAACACGCCTTGCACGCAATGCAGGATAAAGCCCAGTGCGCCTAGCAAAAACATCAATAAGATTGCGAATACTTTATTCATTGCTTAAGTCCTCGTCAGTGGCCTCCGACCACGCAGGGCGCGGGTCGTCGATTGGTGCTAACACCGGTTTAGCGGGTGCGCGTGTGATTTTAGCACACAGCTTTGCCCACACTTTCGGTTTTTCGTCCTTCAGTACCTTCTCGGCATCTGTCGGGCTGAGCAATGTTTCTTTGTACATCACATCGCGCTTAATCCGGGCCTTCGTGAATATTTCAATCACTTCGCTCTCGTCCGCCCACTTCCGGATCCCTTCCTTACCGGCAACCATCTTGAGGCCCAGCGATTCGCCATCGCCCGCCATGACCGCCTTGAATACCGCGGACTCGATAGCCTTGATGTGCTGGCGCATTGCGTCCAGGCCTTCATAAGCCTTGCGCAGTTCCGCAGCGCTCATAGCGCCTGGTGTGGATTCCTTCTTGCCTCGTTTAGCACGTCGAGCAGCCTTCCGGGCTTCGCGGGCCATATTGCGATCGTGGTTGGCGCATTCTTCCTCGGTAGCGATACTCACGTCGTCGCCCAGGTCTTCGTCGGTTGCCGTTGGTGGTGTCATCGTGTCGATTGCGGCCTTCGCCCGGATGCTGCACTGGTCCGCAAATCTGCACCACTGGCACGCATCGACGCTGGGCCGGAAGTCAGCGCGGGTGAGTCCCTTCTTGCCTCGGGAATACGCCTCCAGTGCGGCAATAGCGCGCTTGGATGCAAACTTCGCGAATATCTCCAGCGCTTCTACCGAAATATCCCACTCCGACGCCCCGCCGCAATACGGCTGGAAGATAACCAGGCGAACGGTCGTAATGTCGTACATAGTTTGCAGCTTGCGCAGCAGGCCGAGCGCATACAGCATAAGCTGTTTATTTTCTTTCGCCTCGACCTTATGTCGTCCCGTCTTCAGGTCGCCAACAATCAGCATGTACGTGCCGTCGGTCTTCTTCATGACCATGACCATATCGGCGGTACCGAACGTCTTAACCCGGTTGCCGTCGATCTCGAAGCCTGGGTGAAGGACGCGGGTCAGATCGGCGCGCATCTCAAGCTGGACAAACTCCGCCACTTCAAGGAGCGGACGCCAGTGGTCGATGTACGCATCGCACTGCTTCACCATATCGTCGTTGACCAGTACGCCGCCTTTCTGTGCTTTCGGGTGGGCCTTTACCGGCCCCTTGCCTTCGTTCTCGACGTAGCACCCTTTATATGTCTTCGCGGTAATCAGCTTCTCACCGGCGATAATGCGGTTTAGCACCACTTCAGATACGGTGTGCATACTCGTACCGTTAATCGCGGCTTGCCCGGATTCGTTCGGGATATCTTTTTCCACCACCAGGGCGGCAGGACACCCCATCCATTTTTTAGCACCGGATGGGCCGAGTAATGAGTGTTCCGTGTTGCTACCGGATTGCGTTTTACGTTTTGGTTTAATCGCCATTATTCCACCCGTGTAAACTGGACAATTACATATTTCACATTCGCCAAGCCCGCTTTTTCGACGCGGCGCTTAACTTCGTTTTGTGCGTCCACAAAGCAATTGCTTGCATTAGTGTTTTCAACAATAAAAGAGCAATGGTCGTCTAATTCGTGGCATGTTGCCAGCACGAAAAATTTCATTATTTCGTCTCCCAGCGGTCAATCGTTCTTGCTTCGGATGCAACTGCAAAGCGAACATATTCCAGATTGGAGTCCGCCCAAATATAAAAGTCGGGGTTAGTAAAGGTGGTGCGCTTAATTTGCGCGGGGGTGTTACGGCGTTTATCTATTACGGCAACGCGGGATTGAAAGCTGCCGATGCGTTCGAATAGCCAATAGTACGGGCGCTGGTCGCGGGAATCCACCGCCTCGATTAGCGTGAAGCGTGCCATTGTCTCGTCCTCTAAAAATAGGCCCGCTAATCTGCGGGCCGGATAATATTAGTCTTCCAGTTCGAAATAGGTTTCTACAATTTCTTTCAGATCTTTGTGGAAGTCTTCTACGTCGTCATCTTCCAGTTTTGCGATCGATTTGATCTCGAACGCTTCCAGCAGGTCGTCAAATTCGTCGTTGGCATCGTCGTCATCACCACCGGCGATAATCGCGGCATACTGTTTGATTTCGTCGCGCATCTCTGCCAGCGGGTCGGCATCTTTCTTGCCTTTGCCTTTCGCCGGAGCTTTTTTGGTTTTCGCCGGTTTTTCGTCTTCGGCTTCTTCATCGTCGTCATCTTCTACGACTTCTTTTTTGGCCTTACCTTTAGCCGGTGCTTTTTTGGTTTTCGCCGGTGCTTCGTCTTCAGCGTCGTCATCTTCTACGACTTCTTTTTTGGCCTTAGACGGCTTCTTGTCTTCCTGCTTACCAACGGCAGCGCCGACGGTTTCATAATGCTTAGCGATGGTTTCCAGTGCTACTACGCCGCGAGTAATCAGGTTTACGATTTGTTCAAACATGGTGTATCTCCGATTGGTTAAGTTTAGGTGTCCGGGCGGTATGCCCTGTCGACGGAGTGAATATTAGATTGGTTGCAGAAGGGAGTCAACAACTAATTTCAAAAAAAAAAAAGCGCCGAGGCAAAATGCGACGGCGCTAACCAATAAGAGACAATGAGACGGGGATTATTATTACACGCGTGCGCGCCCGTTTCAATATCCCAAAGGAGTTGACACCCTGCGGTTTTAGGTGTAGTTTCGTTGGTCATTAACCAACCGGGGACAGAAAAATGAATATCAACGACGCAATCGAAATGTTAACTAAGACTGTTTGCAGTGAAACAAGCCGGTCCTGGGCGTATACCGATGCCGTGGGGGCGGTGCTATTTGAAATCGAACGCCTACGACTCACCGAAAAAGAATTGCGCGCGAAGCTGGAATTACTCAACGGTACGGCAGCCAGCAAGCTGCAAAAGCACAATGAAGAAATGGAAGAATACAAAAAGCAGGTTATCCGTCTACGTGAGGAAGGTAAATCCTGGGCTATGATCGCCGAGCTAACCGGAATCAACCAGAGCACTGTGCGCTCCTGGGTACGCAATAATAAAACTTCCAAATAAGGCTATGACCATGAGTTTAATTAAATTCGCCGTAACAAGACCCGCTAAAAAAGGCGAAAAAGCCAGGGCGGAAAACTTCCAGATGACCACCGATGAATTTTTCGAATTTATCAAAGATGCGAAAGAAATCTCCTCGGTGCATATCAATAAGACGGAAGATAAAGCCGAGTATGCGCGCCGCAAGCGTAAGGCCGATGGCATCGTGGCATATACCAGTGACGGCCTTCGCCGCAAGACCAGTGCGGTGGACCGCTCGATCCTGTTCTTCGATATCGACCGCACCGACACTCGCACCTTGCGCCGCTGCCGTAAGGCTTTCATCGACGCGGGTCTTGAACACGTTTTTCACACAACCACCGGCGACCGTCACCCACTGAAAGGCGGCACGCGTTGCGCTCGATTCCTGGTACTCACTGACAAGCCTGTCCCGGCTGAAGACCTGGGCCGTGTCCAGTATGCGCTATTACACCAACTTGGTCTGTCAGATGTGGACTTCGACGATTGCACGAAAGACACAAACCGCCTGATGTACCTGCCACACCAGCAGTCAGTTATTAAGTGCCACTACGGCAAACGTGCCAATGTGCGGCGTCTGCTCCGCCTGGCGGATAAGCTGGGGGTGGAAAAAGAGGAAGTACGCCGCGAGCTTACCCAGGGCGACGACGCAGTGGCAGACGGTATTCTGGACTGGTGCTTCCAGGCAGGATTCGAGGAGTTATCTTCCGGTCGCGGTTATGAAGTGCCGTGCCCGAACGAACATCTGCACAGCGGCGAAGGGTCGACGGCTATCATGGTTAAGGATGGCGAGATCCGTTTCAAGTGTATGCACACCGGCAACGAGTGTTGCTCGGAACTGAATAGACACCAGCACCTGGCGCTACGTCTTATCGGGATCCCGGACCACCTGAACGTCGAGCCACACAATATGTCCCGTAAGCAAATCGCCGCCATCCTTCCAGGGCTGGACGACGAGGAAGTCGAATCCTTATATGAGCATATTGTTGATGCGGTTGGAGACGGCGAAGAATACGGCGTGTGCACCGATGCGGACCTGGATAACGAGCCGGTCGCACTATTCAGTAAGCACGACCCGATCATCGAAGGTCTGATTAACTTCAAATCGACCTGGTACATGGCGGGTGAGTCGAACATAGGCAAGTCATTCTATGTGCTGGGGCAGATGGGTGCGGTTGCCGCGGGTATTCCGTTCGGCGGTGCGAAGGTCGTCCAGTCTCATTGCTTCTATTTCGACGCGGAAGGTGGCGAAGCCTCCAACCAGCGTAAAGAAGCATTGCAGATTAAATATGAGCACGACCTGGACAAGCTGCACATTATAGACCTGCAGTCACGCGGCTGGGATATCACCAGCAAATCAGGCTTGCGCGAAGTTATCAGCTTTATCAACCGCACCGCTAACGGCGAACCGGTTGGCCTGGTGGCGTTCGACTCACTCAACCAGACTGTTGCGCTGCGGTCCGCCGAGGCTAAACCGTTTGACGAGAACAACGCCAGCGATATGGGTGAAGTGGTCAAAGCGCTGAAAGCCATTGCGGAAAATACAGGTGGCAGTGCGGGCGTCATCCACCACCCGGCGAAGGGTGCAAACGGCAGCAGATCCCCGCGCGGGTCCGGTGCGCTTCATGGCGCTGTCGATTCCGCTTTCTTCCTGGAACAGCCGGACGACAACCAGCCGGGACAACTTAACCTGTACCACGAAAAATCACGTAACGGCATCAAGCAAGCGCCGCGTGGCTTCGTCCTGCTCAAGTGCAAGGTGGCGATAGATCTCCGCAAGTCAGAAGCGTTCGCGTCGCACCAGTCCACCAGCACCGGTCCGGACTTCGGAGACGTAGTTGCCGGTTGGGACGTCAAACCAATTGCGTCCACCCCGCGCGACGAGACTTTATACCTCGTACCGGTCGCCCTGGCACCGTTCGCTATAGAACAGGCGAAGGCCGCAGGAAAAGCCGCAGTTAAGGAAGAGAACACCGCCGGACCGCGCACCGAAAAAGAGAAAGTGCTTTATGCAGCACTGGAGAAGCTGATGGAAGATAACCCGGACCATACCGGATTCAGCAAATCGGCAATCGTCCGCCAGGCGGGACTCGCGAAAGGTGGCACATCGACGAAGGCAATTGACGATATGGTAGAGCGCGGCGTGATTGGTTTCTATACAGATCCGCACACCGGGGCCATCTATGGGTCGTCGAATTTAGTTATCAAATCGGGTATCCCCATTACGCTTTCGGCGACCGATGATGACCTGAAAGATTAAATTTTGCGCGCATTGGTTGCCGTTTTGCGTGTTTTTAGTTAGTCGCATTGGTTGCCGTGTAATGTAAATATAATGAATAGTTATGCAATAAAACTGCATAAAGTAAGCGGGACAAAAAGCGGGACAAACAGGAGGCGGGACAAAGCGGGACAGCACCCCTGTCCCGCCCCGGATGACGCGGCCTGGCGAGGAGCGGGACAGCGGGACAGCACCCCAGTCTTTCAGACTAGACGGGGGGTCTGTCACCCCCTCGTCTGAGACTGCATAAAATCCAGGACTGCAAAATACACGGCAGCATGTTGCGGATTGCGGTCGTCGATGAACTAGGCAACCAATGCGAGGTGCAGAATGGCGGGCGGGAAATGCAGTTTGCAGTTGCAACGGATAGCGATCGACTTTTTCATGCGCGTGATTAATATTGGTTGCATTCGTGCCCGCACCCAGCTATATTGGTTGCACACCAACAAGAGGACTGAACAATGAAAGCGATTATCTGGAATTACTCCCTGGCCGTGGCAAAGCTGGACGAAGCGAAGGCACTAAACGGCAACGTAGACTCGGCGCTTCAGGTCGCGATACTGGCGCATCAATCACTCCGCAGCGCGCTTTACGGTATGGGCGCCAGCATGGACGAACTGAGGCCGTTGCGTAAGGCCATCCATACATTCGCGCAGGCATTCTCCCGTGAGCGCCTGGCGTATCGCTTCGGGATCGGCGAGACGGCAGTGGCAAACGTCGCCCGGATTAAAGCCCAGCGCGAACTATTCGCCCAGCTTGCGAAATAAGGGGCCAAAATGGACCGCAGACGCGCGAAACAGCTTTCGTGGCATATTCCACTGCATTGCATACGAATATGGGCGCAGAATGCGATTGAGGGCGATTCTGTGTTCTGGAGCTATCGCGACGATGTGAAGCCACTAACGCAGACTCGCTATCTGCACCAGTTCGCCAGGGAGCATGGGCTTGCTGTAAAAACGTCCTTGCAACCAATCGGCATACGTATTACTATCCGCCGGAAGCACGCCGTTGAGCGGGTAGGCAAACACTGGAGACTGAGCAAATGATCCGAGTCAAGAGCAAGGCCACCGGATTGATTTATCTCGTGGTGTGGGAAGGGAACGGAAGCGTTACGCTCATGCACCCAAAAACCAAATCACGCCACACTATCAGCCAATTTACCCTGAAAAAGAACTATCGGAGACTGAGCAAATGAAATTACTATTCCGCCGTAAAGCAGATGGCAAAATCCTGAAGCCGATCCAGACCCTGGATTCCTACGTCCGCCTGCAAAACGCGGCAGGCAATCGGGTGTGGCGGGCGCAGAAACACACGCTGCAGCAGTTCTTCGACGTACTCACTCACGATATCGAGCGCGGAGATGTGCTGCGTGATATTCGCGACGGTAGTATGTGGATCGTTGAATATGTCGGTCTTCATGGCCTGCGTATGCAATCCCGCAAGGATGGCGTAGCAGGTATGACTTACTTCGGGCTGGTCAACTACGAGCGAGTGGGCCGAAAATACTGCCTTCGTGACCGCCCGCCGCATGAGCGAGCGAGCGCCATAGCGGACGCAGTTAACCGCGTAACGCATGACGTGGCGCAGAAGACGCGTGTGGAGTTCCGCAAGTCGCAGCCCGCCTATGCGACCTACGACTCCCACCAGGTGCAAGCGAAGATGGGCCGCGCCGCACACCAAATCGTAAATCGCTTTGATGCCGTGACGAATGCACAGCGCCATGCGCAGGAATACGGCGTTGGATTCATCCGGGTAGAACGGGACGGCAGCATGAAAGCCATCGACCCGTGCTCGGTGATTCTGAAATGAGTGCGACGATCCGCGATATGCTTCAGCACAACCGCTTTGAGATAGGCGGTCGGGTATTTCGCAATTACTTCGTGGCGCGTGCATGGGCGCGCCATATTGGCAAACCGGAAGGGGCAATTCGATGTTACACGATGTGATTTATTGGTTTGGTTTGATCTGCGGGCTGTGCCTGCTTACCGCGGTGCTGTTGGGCGTCCTGATGTTCGTAGTCTGGCCCGCCGTGGAAGCAGCCAGCATTACCCGCATGACGTTCGAGATCTACAAGCGCCGTGGAATCACGGATCACCCTACCAGGTTGCGCATGTGGTGGCTGTGGTATCGGGATATGATAGGCGGTAGAACATTCGAGGTCGTCCGATCGGCAGGATGGGAATGGAAAGGCGTCGGCAAGTGGTCCATTTTCGATTAATTATGCAAGCGTGATATAGTCCCAGTGAGCTGAAACTTACTGGGACTTTTTTATGGATAAGCTAAACGAGTGGTTATTCGCCCTTGCGTGTCTTGCTGGTGGCTTCGTAGGCGCACGCATTCATGGCGAGGCAACGAAAGGGCCGTTGAACTTCGTTTTATATGTCGTAGTTGGCTTCCTGTGTGCCATATTTGGTGCGCCAGCTATTGCCGAGTGGTCTGGTTTGTCCGGTGAGCGCACTGTTGCCGGTTTGGGCTTCGTAACTGCCATCTTCTGGATGCCAATCGCCGACCGGATCAGGGAGACTATTGCGTCGTTCCGACTTCCGGGGGGTGCAAAATGATTATCTCCGTCCTGTTGTTTGTTATCATCGGGGCTTCGTCCCTGTTTAACGTGTATGCGCCGTCCGTCCAGGATGGCATTTTCGGTCGGGTGCTGTATCTGTTAACGGCAATGGTCTGTTTTATCGGATTGCTGCAAACAGGAGACGTATCTGACACCACCTGGACCGCGTTAATCTGGCTGTTTGCGTTGCGCACACTGCGTAATGCTGTTTTGAATGGGGTAAAACATGCGATTCAGTGACAACGGTCTACGATTTACGGCAGCATGGGAGGCTTTCAGCCCGGTGCCGTATTTCGCGACCAAGAAAGAGCAGGCCCGCGGCCTGTACACCTGGGGTTATGGTCATACCGGCACTAATCCGCCTCGAAGCATTACCCGCGAGGAAGCGCTGGCACTGCTCAAGCGCGATGTGGCGTATGCTGAGGACTGGGTTAACAAATACGCACATCCGAGCATTAACCAGGCGCAATTCGACGCGCTGGTGGACCTGGTAATCAACGCCGGTCCTGGTCCGATCGTACCGGATGACGTCGCGAATGATTTCGATGATGCGGTACGGTTGGGCGACTGGGCGAAGGTCCGTGCTACGCTGCCGCAGTTTCGCAAGCAAGGCGGCGAAGTGCTTAAGGGTCTGGTACGCCGTGCAATCGGCAGACAGGCGTTGTTTGATGGTAAGCAGTGGGACGTTGCCGAGCGAATCGGTCGTAACGCTGCATAATACGAGGTAACACAGTATGTTAAAAAGCATTCTTGATCATAATGCGGACGCGCTTGCCGCACTGGCTAAAACCGAAGATCCGGGCGCTCGCGCTATCATCGCGGACACTATCAACCACGCTGGGGTCTTCGATGCGAAGCTGCCAAGCCCACCACCGACTGCAGAGCCAGAAGAGTAAACAATCAAGCCCGGTTAATTCCGGGCTTTTTATTGCCCGCCTCAATAAGTCCCATGATATATTGTCCGCGGTACACTAATCAGGAATTAATTAAATATGCACCCGCAAACTAAAATTACCGATGAGCAATTGATCGCAGAAATTCAGGCAGGGACTACGGTTAAAGAGATTGCGAAGAAATACGGGATTGCCCTACGCAATGTCTATATGCGGAAAGCCCGCCTATCGAAAAAAGGCATTGGGCACGGCAACGACGCCGTAATCCGCCAGCGCGTTGCCGATGGCTTCGGCGTTAAGCGCGTATCGGCCCTGGTGCGCGGCAATGGCGAAGAGGTCATGTCGTGGGTCATCACTGAGCAGGACAAGGAGCGCCAACTCGAAGCCATGCACGCTGTTGTCGAGGGTATGAACAGCGAAATCACACCGGCAGCACCGGTAAGCGCACCGCCAGTACCGATCCAGGCGCTCGACTTGCTCAACCTGTACACGGTGTCAGACTTCCACCTGGGCATGTTGGCATGGGGCGAGGAGACTGGCGAAGACTGGGATATGGCGATCGCCGAAGACCTGTTCTACCGCTGGTTTGTCGAAGCCTTCGCCCGCGCACCGGACGCAGGCACTGCCGTTATCAATATCCTCGGTGATACGGCCCACTTTGATAGCCTCGACGCCGTCACACCAGCAAGCGGTCACGTACTGGACGCCGACACACGATACCAGAAGTTGGTCCGCTATATGATTCGCATGGTGCGCAACGTGGTTGACCTGGCGCTGCAAAAACACCACAAAGTAAAACTGCTAATCGTCCAGGGTAATCATGACGAGTCGGGCATGATTTGGCTTGCTGAGATGTTCAATACCCTGTATGAGAACGAGCCGCGCGTCGATGTGGACACGTCCCCGGACGTCTACAAAATGGTGCAGCACGGTAAGACCACGCTATTTTTCCACCACGGGCACAAAGCGCGATTCGATGTTATCGAGCAGGTTATGATCGCTAAATTCAGACAGGCGTTCGGGTCGAGCGAATATAGCTACGCGCACGTAGGCCATTTGCACCACCAGAAGATTGTCGAGTCTCGCAACATGATTGTTGAACAGCACCGGACGCTCGCAGCGAAAGATGCCTACGCCAGCCGCGGCGGCTGGATGAGCGGTCGCAGTGCCAACGTCATTACCTACAGCGCCAACTACGGCGAAGTAGCGCGCTTAACCATTAGCCCGGAAATGTTGAAGTAACGGCGACCCGTAACCAGCCCAGCCTGCCGATTTGGTGGGCTTTTTTGTGCCTGTTATAATCCCCGTTAGATGGCAGGGCCGTCTCCTATGTTGCCGATGGTCGGCGCATATGAACAAAAGGGCATATATCATGGCAGAAATCAAAGTTAAGGGCCGACGCGCCAAACTGGACGGACGAGTAGCAGTTACCCCGCGCCGTAAACCAGGCGAGCAAACCGAGCATACCAATCTCGGACCTGAAATCGAGTACGGAAAGCGCCGTAAAGGCGGCAAATGTGGACGCCCTACGGACTACCGATCCGTTTACTGCGACCAGCTTCGCCGCTATTTTGCCGACGCCGACGCCTGGCAGGTCAACTACTCCGATAAAGGCGCTGCGCAAGTAATCCCCCGCAACAAAATGCCAACCTTTGGTCGATTTGCCGCGGAAATCGGTGTGGGCGTAGCTTGCCTGTATCGCTGGGCGCGCGCACATGAGGAGTTCGCCGAGGCGATGGCGGATGCTATGGAGTTGCAGAAAACTTTCCTGATGGAAGCTGGTGGCGTAACCATCGCGGCGGGCTTCGCTACGTTCCTGCTTAAAGCAAACCACGGCGTCCGCGACGATGTACCGCTGGACGACGACGAAGATGATAACGGCGACGTCGTTGTGGAACCTACCGGCAAAGGTCAGGGTGATTAATGCGTAACTATGCGGCAGAACACCGCGCACTGGAACGCGCGATCGCAAAGCGCAACCGACCACCACGCCCCACACGCGTTGCGCAGGCTGTGCGTCTTTACCAGCCAGATTGCCTTCCTCACCAGGTTGAACTACTGCGCGACACGAAGACTAAAATCCTCGGCCTGTGTTCCGGCTTCGGCGGTGGCAAGTCATGGGTTGCCGCACGTAAGGTCATCCAGCTTCTGACACTTAACCCTGGTTATGACGGCATCGTGACCGAACCGACTATTCCACTCCTGGTCAAAATCATGTACCCGGAACTGGAGAAGGCATTCGACGAGGCTGGCTTACGGTGGAAGTTCAATAAGCAGGACAAGATCTACAACGTGCTGGTGAAAGGCAAATGGACTCGCGTTATCTGTGAGTCAATGGAGAACTATACCCGCCTGATCGGGGTCAACGCCGCGTGGATTGTTGCCGACGAGTTCGACACCACGAAACAAGACGTCGCAATGGCGGCATACCACAAATTGCTCGGTCGTCTGCGTGCGGGCTTCGTCCGCCAGTTTGTCATCGTGTCCACGCCGGAAGGCTACCGGGCGATGTATCAAATATTCGAGGTGGAGAAGGGTAGCCAGAAGCGCCTGATCCGGGCGAAGACCACGGACAACCACCATTTACCGGCAGACTTTATCGACACGCTGCGCAGTCAGTACCCGGCTAACCTGATTGATGCGTACCTGAACGGCCTGTTTGTTAACCTTACGTCGGGCGCGGTGTACAAGATGTTCAACCGCGAGGAGAACGCCAGCACCGAAGAAGTGCAGCCGGACGACACGCTGATTATCGGTATGGACTTTAACGTCACGAAAATGGCGGCGGTTGTGTATGTCAGACGGCAGCGCATCACCGAGAACAAGGAGTTCCGCGACGAGATCCACGCAGTGGATGAATTTGTGGACCTGTTTGACACCCCGGCTATGATTGAGGCGATCGAGGAGCGCTACCCGGAACATTGTGCCGCCGGTAGGGTCGTCGTTTACCCGGATAGCAGCGGCAAATCCCGCAAGACGGTCAACGCGTCGTCGTCCGATATCGCACAACTGGAAGACGCGGGCTTCGAGGTGGAGTATGACAGCGTTAACCCGCCTGTGAAAGACCGATTGATCGCGATGAATACGATGATGTGCAACTCGAAGGGCGTGCGCCAGTATTTTGTCAACCTGGATAAATGCCCTACACTAGCGAAATGTCTGGAACAGCAGGTGTACGACCTGAAGAAAGGCGAACCGGATAAAACTGCCGGTGTGGACCACATGAATGACGCGGCAGGCTACCCTATTGCGCACTTGTTCCCTGTGATTCGTCCGATCGCCGTTGTTCCAACCGTAGACTTCTACTAAGGAAACCGACCATGACCGTTAACGTTGACAACCAGCACCCTCTCTATGCGCGCATAGCGCCAGAGTGGAAAATGATCCGTGACTGCGTAGCAGGGGAGCGCGCCGTGAAGGCGTGCGGGCCATTGTACCTGCCACACCCCGCAAGCGGGGACACCACCGACCCGAAATCACGGGCACGCTATAAGGCATATAAGCAACGCGCTGTCTTCCTGAACGCCACCGCCCGCACACTGAATGCGCTGTTAGGTGTCGCCTTCGCCAAACCGGTGAGTATGGACCTTTCCGGGGCAATGGCTGACCTGATTGATGACGTAGACGGCAGCGGGATGCCACTGGCGCAACTACTGCGCGGCGCTATGTCGGAAGTGCTGCAATCAGGCCGTGCCGGTTTTATGGTGGACTACGACCGCCAGGCGCATTTTGACGAACTGGGTAACGTAGTGCCGCAGACCGCCGCTGAAATGGCGGCACACCGCCCGCTTATCCGCCTGTATACGGCTGAACAGATCATCAACTGGCGGCAGACACACGGGGTAGACACGCTAATCGTGCTGAAGGAGACGGACGAAATCAGCACCGAAGACCCGGACGACTTCGCAAACCACGAAGTTACGATCTGGACCGAGCTTCGCATGATTAACGGTGCGGCACATGCCCGCCGCTGGTTTTACAACGCGGACACGTCCGAGGTGCAAATGGACTTGCCGCGGGGATTCACCCGCACCGATCTTGTACCGCTGGTGGATGCCTCCGGTAATGCGCTTACTCAACTGCCATTTTGCTGGTGTGGTGCGGTGGACAACAACGCGACACCGGACGCCGCACCGCTGGCGGATATTGCGTCCATCAACATTAAGCACTACAACGCCGAAGCAGACGTCGCCGAGATTGCGCACATCGTGGGGCAACCTACCCTCATTGCGACTGGTCTGACCCAATCATGGGCCGATAAAAACCTGAAGGGAGGCATCGCGCTCGGTGCAACTAAGGGCGTTATCTTGGGCCAGAACATGGACGCTAAACTGCTTCAAGCTGAGGAGAGAAACCTGTCAGTTGCGCTGTGTGAGCGACGCGAATTGCAAATGGCTAAACTGGGCGCGGCCCTGGTCGAGAAGGGGACCGCACCTAAGACGGCAACTGAAGCGGCCTACGATGCGCAGACTGATAACAGTATCCTGTCGCTGATTGCCGGTAACGTCGAGAAGGCTTTCAACCGTGCGCTGCAAATCGTCAAGCTGTTCACGGGCGACACCGCAGATCAACGCGTAACGCTGAATAAGTTCTACACCGAAATCACGGTTGACGCACAGCTTATGACCGCAATGATGGCTGGTGTGCAGACCGGTACGGTCCGTCTGGCAGACTTTATCAAGTGGATGATGGCCCAGGGCGTTATTGACGACTCGCAAACCGTCGAGCAGGTGGAAGACGAACTGCGAAATCAGAATCCATTGCCTCAAATGTCCCCTGATGCGGTAGAATCTACCGAAGAAGACCCGGACAAGGTAGCGGACAATGGCGAAGACAATTAATCAATATATGGCGGATCGAATGATTCGCCGACACATCTTCACCCAGCGCCTGAGTAATGACCAGGCGCGAAGGGTGCTGTCCATGTGGGGGAAGTTCCGGCCTACATTACTGGGAAAGCTGACCGAGTTACTTGACGGCAAAAAGTCCATGAATAACAAAGCACTTACCACACTGTTGACGCAACTGGACAAGACCGTCAAAACGGAACTGCGCACCGAGTTTAAGGTGTTAGCTGAAAGCCTTCAGGAGTTTGCCGACACGGAGGCTGATTATCTCACCGACACATTAACGGCAGCGATCCAGCCGGTGGTCGCTGTACCTGCTGTCGAGGTGGTTGGCGTAGTGACCGGTGCGCAGATCGCAGCGACGGCTATGAAGAACCCGTTCCAGGGTAATACTATGATGCAATGGCCTGACTCACTTTCTGAGTGGACCAGGACGCAGATCGGTAACCAGGTGCGAGCGGGATTCATCCAGGGCAAGCCAACGATGGAAATTATCGCGGACGTGAGGCGCGCGCTAGGTGGTCGTAGTGCGCAAGCTATCTCGAGCGTTGTTAAGTCCGCAGTCAACCACTATGCGGCGACAGCCCGCGAATTAATGGTAAAAGCTAATGACGATATTCTCGAAGGTCGCCAATGGTTATCTACATTGGACACTCATACTTCTCCCATGTGCCAGCTACGCGATCGCCTGTTTTATCCGGTTGATGTTACTCCCGACACCAAAGGAAAGCGCGGCGGGAAAGTGGTGGCTGGATCACAATATGGCGCTGGTCCGGGCAAGCTGCATTATTGCTGCCGATCGACGGAGACGTGGAAGGTTAAAGGCATGGAAGATTGGCCCAGTGGTAAGCGTCCGGCACTGAAGGCTGACGCGGGTCGATTGCTGAGTGAGCAGGTTGACGCGCAGACTGATTTCTTCTCATGGGTACAGCGCCAGCCGCGCCATATCCTGGAAGAACTATACGGAGTGCAACGCGCCGACCAGATTATGCGCGGCGTGAAAGTACCGAAGATGTTCACCGATTCGGGCGAACTGATGACTATTGCACAGCTTAAAAACCGGGGGTTATGGCGTGATTAAATATGCAGCGATTGGACTGGTTATCGGTCTGGCGGTAGGATTCTGGCTAGGTGACTCCTATCGCGCTGGCGTAGTGGCGGAGGCGGCGCAAGAAGCGCAAGCCGAAGCCCAACGGCAGCAAACTAAAGTTGTTGAGCGCTCCGTGCAGGCCGAACAGGCCCGCGACGTGGAATACAGGACTATCACGAAAGAGGTTGTTAAATATGTTACGCGCCCTAACCGCCCTGATTGTAGTTTTGATGCTGAGCGCGTGCGGATCAAGCAACGTGCCGTTGATGCCGCTAACGGAGTCGGCACTGCGGCCGCCGTGCAAGTTCGATAGCCCGTCCGCAGACCCCGACGAGGATTTGATGATTGACGTGAAAAATATGGAATGCGGGGCGAAGCTAAGGGCGCAGGTGCTGGAGTTGCAGCAAATAATTAAGGGGCCGTAATGGCCCCTTTTTCGTTAGCGCGGAATACCGCAAATCTCGTTGAGAGTTTTCACATCCAGCGCCACCGCCGTGGATTTTGGCTTGTCCGGGTATGGGATGAATTGCTCAACTTCAGGCCATGCCTTAATCAGCTTCTTGTCCGTATTGTGCATATCCAGCACGCCGGTAACTGTTAGTTTGAACGCATCATACTTCGCGCGCAACTCGCGACGTGCCTTGTCGTTGCGGTCCAGGCGCTTACAGAAATCATGATCCGCCGGGTAGTCTACGCGACCGCGTGGGAGATATATCGGCAGCGCTTTTCCGTCCTCGTCCACTTCGCACACCGACGCGAGCATAACAGTCTCGAACCCCGGAACGATATCGCCGAGATCAGGCGCGAGCTTATTCATATATTTCTCTTCCCAGTACCCGCGATGTACGCGGTATTGGCGACCGTCACCGCTCAAGGACAAGGTGCGAACATTGCCGCCTGCGTTGATTTCAAAGGTGGCGTTATAGACGCTGCCGATACCCTTCGGGCGGTCGGAGTTATAACTATACGTCGCCTTGTCGGTGTATACGCTGACGCCGTACATCTGCGACTGGTCATCGCGGATTAACAGGATATGCTCGCGTAGCGCGGAGAATGTGCGAATGCCGTCCGGCATACAGTCCCGCGTGATTGCGTACGCCAGGTCGCGAGAGTCCATCATGATTGTTTTGGCTTCGGTAGCGATTTCGTGGTCGCGCAGGATGTTAGCCAGGATCTGATTTTTAATGTCTTTCGTCAGTCTCATTTTTGTGTCCTCATTATTGGGGCTTTCGCCCCATTTGGTTTAGTTAAACTTGATGTTGCCATCGGTGGAAGTTAAGCGAGCGCATACAGCCTCAACGGCATCGACGCACATGAAATCGTTAAAGGCTTCTACCAGGGCGTTGATGAAAGATGCCGGAACCAGGCCGCAAGCCGGATTATCGAATATCGCAGAGTTGATCGCCGCTTTTGCCGCTTCGGAAGCATTCATGCTCTGGCACAGATTCAGCGCTTCCGCGTTACGCATTGCGTGAAAGGTAAAGGTATTCGCTACGGTAGCTTTATTGAAGCGGACCATTGCGGCGTCTACTGGAGTTGCTACGGTCATGTTAGTCATTTTGTTTTCCTTCATATCTCTGTTGGTGTGCAACCAATATAATGCGACCAACATCCGCAATGCAAGCGAATTTTGCGATTATTTTTATCGCTGATAATATTAAGGCGTGAAGTCAAGCGGGTGGCCCGCTTTGCCACAATCCCAGGGGGATAGCATGAAACTTACTAAAGCAGAATATGACGCGTTGCCAGAAGGCATGAAGGCCTTATTTGTTGCCGATGGCGATGGGTATAAATCCACGTTCATGACCGCCGAAGAAGTACAGGCGGAGATCAAGGGTCTGAAAGACAACAATGCGAAGCTGGTTAGCGAGAAGAAAGCAGAAGCCGAACGCCGCGCCGAAGCTGAGCGCCTTGCGAAAGAGAAAGAGGAAGCCGCCGCGCGCAAAAATGGCGACCTCGAAGCGATCGATAAGTCCTGGAAAGATAAGTTCGCAAAACATGAAGCGGACACATCGGGGAAAATCGAAGCCTACCGCAAGCAGATCCACGACCTGACCATCGGCAGCGCTGCCAAAGATTTGGCCTCGAAGCTGTTCGGTAAGAATGCTGGCATCATGCAACGCCACGTTATGGACCGCCTCACGCTGGAAGACGGCGAGGACGGCAGCTTGAAGGTGCGGGTACTGAAGGACGGCAAACCCTCCGCGCTGACTATGGAAGAGCTTGAAAAAGAGTTCCGTAATAACGCCGATTTTGCATCCGTCCTGGCTGGCACGCCAGCCGGTGGTGCGCCGAGCAAACCGACGCATGTTGTCGAAGATGTGAAGTCGAAAATCTCTATGGGCCACAGCTTCGGCATCACCGATCTGACGAAACAGGCTGGTGACATCATCGCTAAAATGGGCGACGAGTAAGCACATTGCCCGCGAAAGCGGGCAATTTTGCGAGCGCGTAAATCTAAGGTAACATTAACGGTACTGGGCGAATGCTCACAACTCAAAGGATTTCGATATGTCTTTAACAGTGTTCCAGCGTAAACTCGTCACCGCGGTTACGCAAATGATCCCCGACAACCTGAACGTGTTCAACGCTGCCGCTAACGGTGCTGTTGTTCTCGGCACGGGTGAAGTGCTGAAGGACGTTGTAGAAAAAATGTCCGTAGGCTTGATCGCCAACCTCGTTACCGACCGTAACGCCTATGCCCCGGTAGGTACTCCGGCGACCGCAAAAGTGCTGGCGCGTATGCTGACCAACTCCGTTAACCTTTCCGCGAAAGTGGGTCCGGTAGCAATCACGAAGGCCATGATGGCTAAGATCGAAACCAACGTTAACAGCGTTGCGGCGGAGATTGCGGCACAGGCTACTCAAGCGATTATGCTGCATTACCTGAAGGCTGGTATCGGTGCGGGCAAAGCCGCTATTGAAAGCAACACAGCGGCAAACTACACCCAACCGGCGCGCGTTGACGGCGTTGGCGGTCGTACCTTCCCAACCCTGGCAGACTTCCCGCTGGCGGCTTCTAAGTTCGGCGATCAGGCGTCTTTGATTAAATCCTGGTTTATGGACGGCGTTACCTGGGCAAACTTCATTGCTTACCAGGCGCTCCCTTCCGCCGAGCAGGTATTCGCGATCGGCGATCTGCAAGTGATGGGCGACGGCCTGGGCCGCCGTTTCATTATCTCCGATGCCGCTGCCGATGCTATGGGCGCTGGCAAAATGCTGGGTCTGGTCCCTGGCGCGGTTGCAGTTACCACCAACGGCCTTGATATGCTGGCGCAGGAAAAAGGTGGTAACGAGAACATTGAGCGCTGGTGGCAGGGCGAGTTCGACTTCAACGTGGCTGTTAAAGGCTATCGTCTGAAGGCGTCCGCTCGTACTCCGATCGAAGGCGTTCGCTCGTTCAAACTGGACGATATTACCACTTCCGCTAACTGGGAACTGGATCAGGGCCAGGTAGACAACGCACCGGCAACCGTTCAGGATGTTGGCGCTGTTGGTGACAGCGATACTAAAGGCCGTCGTAAGACCCAGGCCGCACAGGCAGTGCCTACCCGTCACATCAAAGAAACGGCGGGCGTACTGGTTACGCTGACTGCGACCACAGCGTCCTAACAGGCGCACATCCCAAAGGGGCGGGCTTATGCCCGCCTTTTTTATAGGAGTGAATGAAATGTATGGCGACCCGCAAACCTTTGTCGATTATGCCGCAGCGCGAGGCGTTGAAGTCACGCTGAGCGATGCAACTCGACACCTCACCGTCGTTAATGACTTCCTTAACGGCATCAACTGGATCGGCGAACAGGCGGACCAGACAGGAATAGACGCATGGCCTCGCATCAACTACCAATCAGACGGTAAGCCGGTACTAAACACGCTTACTGAAGATTTGGCAGTAGTACCCGCTGGGCAGATTGTTGACTTCGCATCAATCCCAGTTGCCGTTGAGCAAGCCGTCTACCGGCTGGCAATGCTGGTGGCTGACGATGTTGATATTTCTCCGATCGGCGATGGTAAAGAGACTATTCGCGAAACGGTCGGCCCGATCACGATGGAGTATGACCCGGCGTCGATTGGTAGCGGGGTATCGTTCCCGTGGTGGGATGGCTTGTTAGGGCACTGGGTTGATTCTGGCGGTAACGCCGCAGGCAATTTCGACGTATTCAGGGGGTAATATGAATCCTGCATTACTCGCGGCTATTATTGCTGCAAATACTAAACAGCCGCCGGAACAAGAACCGGAGCCAGAACCAGTACCACCGGCACAGGAGAGTGAAGTAGATGGCGGGCTTTAATTACGCAGGATTAAAGCGGAAAGTTAATCCGCTGATTAAAAAATTCGGCATGACCGTTACTGTTACGCGTCCGGGGTCGGTTGACCGCGTAGACGGCGAAGAAGTGGTCATCCCGCCGACCTCGTTTGACGTCATCGGTCTTCGCGAGGAGTACAAGCCTAGCGAGATCGACGGAACGCGTATCGTTGCCGGTGATGTGAAGTTTTTATGTCGGGCGGTTGAGCAATTGCGGGTGGGCGACCTGGTTAACCTGAACGGCACTGACTACCGGGTCATCAATCCTAACCCACTGCAACCAGCAGGCACGACCATGCTGTTTCAACTACAGCTAAGGGGCTAACGTGGCTGAAGTCTACTCGTTCGCCGCCACTATTGCTACGTGGGTGGATAAGACGAAGGAGAACAACGATAAGGCGGTGCGGGCGTACGGGATGCAAATACTCGGACGCCTGATCGAGATCTCCCCGGTGGGCGACCCTCGCCGGTGGAAGATTAACAAGGCTTACGCGCTTGCACGCGAACACGCGAACAAGGTGAACGCCGCACAGCGACGCAAGAATGGCGGCAAACTGAAGCGCGGGCAGAAGAAGCACGCCAGCGTACTCGTCTCGTTCAAGACTAAAAACGGCAACGTCACGTTCCGCCAGCGTGGCTGGGCTGCGAAGAATTACACCGGCGGACGCTTCCGGGGAAACTGGCAGGTGACGTTCGACCGCCCGGCTGTTGGCGCTATTGACCGCGTGGACAAGGCCGGAACGGCAACATTAGCCGCTGGGCGTGAAGTGTTGGCGCACTATGATTCGAGTGAATACGGGTCGATCTGGTTTACTAACAACGTGCCATACGCGCAGCGACTTGAGTATGGCTGGAGTAAACAAGCGCCAGCGGGGATTGTTCGCGTCGTAGCGGCAGAAATTAATTCGAAGGTGAAATAATGAGCAATACCGCAATCCGCAAAGCGCTTAACAGCGTGGTTGAAGAGTTATCGGCAAGCCTGAGCACAAGCCAGCGTCCGATTAGGGTTAACTGGGAGAACGTGAGCGGCGACCACGCAAACGGCAGCGGTGTCTACCTGGAGCCGTACCTGCTACCGGCCCCGACCCAGTTTGTGGGCTTCCAGCAGAAGGGCCGGATCTATGCTGGCGTATATCAGGTTGCCGTGGTGTTTCCCGCTGGCACTGGTACACAGTACGCGAGCGAACTGGCGGACGCCATCGCGACGTCGGATAAGTGGCTGGCGGTGAAGATTTCGGGAGCGGCCTTCCAGCTTCAGGACTCGCCTTATACCAGTTCGGTGGTCGAGGACGTTGATCGCGCCCGCATCGTGGTTACAGTCCCCTACACCTGTTGCGCCTGATTTGGCGCAATTCTGCGCGTGCTGTATCATTAAACCGTATATCTAAACAGGAGCGTTCATTATGGGTTATCAACTTCCTAACGGGTCCAGCGTCCAGATCGGGTCCGTACTAGGCAATGGTATCGCGGTTACGGCAGCTACCAACGCCGCTGCGTCGATCTCCGACCTTACGCAAGGTTGCGTAATTACCTGCGCGGAGTCTCACGGTCTGGTTGTTGGCGACGTTGTTATGTTCACTAAAACCCCGTGGGTCCGTGCGCTGAACCGCGCGTTCATCGTGGGTAAAGTGTCCGGGAACGACGTGACGCTGGCGCGCTTCGATACTCAAGACGCCACCAAATACCCGACCGGTGCTTTCGGCGTAGGCACACCGGGTGAGGTCGTGAAGGTGTCGAGCTTTATCGACTTCCCGTTTATCACTAACGTTGCCGTGTCGGGTGGCGACCAGCAGACCACCACCTTCCAGCCGTTGCAGGTGAATACCGCGATCAGTCTGAACACCACGAAAAACCCGTTGGTCCAGACCTACACTTTCACCCACGACGAAGAAGACCCGATCCGCCCGATTCTGGAAGACCTGGACGACACACAGAAAACCACTGTGATTAAGTTCACTAACCCGGCAGCGGCAAGCGGCAAAGGTGAAATCCGCATTTACCCGGCTAAGGTGTCTTTCCGCAAGATTCCGTCGGCTGAAGTAAACAACGTGGAGACGGTGGAGTCCACCCTCACTATGCAGTCCGATATGGTTATTTACCGTAAGGACTTGGTCGAGGCGCTGTCGTAATTTGGTCGCTTAAATAGCGGGTGTTAATATGGGGCCAGTACGGCCCCTTTTTTATTGGAGAATTATATAATGGCTAAATCACCACTCTTCACACTAGACCCTAAACCGACCTTTAAGCTGCCGATTGAGATCCCGCGCCCTGGTGAGAACGAACCAGGCAAAATGACGTTTACCGTGCGCCACCGTCCGATTGACGAGTTTTCGCAGACCATGCAGGATACTGAGCGCAAGTTGTCGGAGTATGACGACAATGATCCGGACGGCTTTAACGTTATGGTCGAGGCCATCATGCACGTCGCAGAAGGCTGGAATCTGCCGGACGAATTTAACGCGGAGAACGTCCGCCGCCTGGTGGTCAACTACCCGCGCGCGTTCGGCGTGTTCCATACGTCGTACTATCTCGAACTGATGGGATTGCGTGAAAAAAACTAATTGAGGCGGCGCGACGCTTTTATGGCCCGCCGCCACCCTCCGAAGATTTAGCCGCGAGTTTATGGGGGGCGACCCCTGAAGACGTTTGCCCCCCGGTTGCACTATGGCCCGACAATGCGAAGGTAGTCGCAGTCTTCACAGATTGCTCCACGCAATGGCGCACCGGATTCGGTGGCGCATACGGCATCGACTACGGCGTGCTGGAATGGTTATTTAAGATGCACGGCATCGAAAACGCGCAACGCGCGTTTAAAGATATCAAGCTAATGGAACGCGTTGCGCTGGATGAAATGGCGCGGCAGAACCCCGCATAACGAAGCGGGACAGGCGGGACGTCCCGTTTTGTCCCGCCACCATTAAACCGCATATATACTCACTTTCATTGCATAAACTAAAAGCGGGACGGGGGTGCTGTCCCGATCTGTCCCACCCCTCAAAAGTGAATGGCTATGCGGTTTTTCTGCATAAAACAAACGGGACAAAAAGCGGGGCAGAATTGGGCGGGACAAAGCGGGACAGCACCCCTGTCCCAGCCAGTGCTGCCGCGGGTTTTAGCCGATCGGGACAGGCGGGACAAAGCCCAGTCTTTCAGACTAGACGGGGGTCAATGGCCCCCCTCGTCTGAGACTGAATAAGGTTTGTTTTAAATTCGCTGATACAATGACCGACGGCAACTGCATAAAAAGGGGGACTGCATAATGGCAGATCAGGCAGCGGGCATCACGCTCAAGGCGGACGTCGCGCAAATTAAAACGGCTAATACTGTGCTGGACACATTTGCGCAGAAATCCGAGAACACAGAACAGAAAGTAAAAAAATTAAACGACACACTTGGCAAGTCGAAAAAGGTTACTGGCGACGCTGCTGGCGGAATGGAAAAGTTAGCGACTGAATCGCAGCGCGCCGCCGACGGCATGACGAAACAGGAGCGACTCGCCAGCCGATTAGGCATGTCGACCAAAAACCTGGGATTCGCATCGCGGAACGCCGCATTCCAGTTACAGGATATCGCGGTTACGCTTGAGATGGGTATGCCGGTGCACCGCGTTATGCTTCAGCAGTTACCGCAGCTTACTGGGGCGTTTGGCGGACTGGGAAACACGCTGCGTTATGTCGTTGGCACACTCGGCCCATTAGGGATCGGCATCGCGGCATTAACGGCAACGCTCGGCGTAGGGGTGGCAATTACGACCCGCGCAGAGAACCAGGTGGCGGCGCTTAATAAGACGCTGGCGCTGTCCGGTAATATTTCAGGCCTGACAGCTAACCAGATCCTTGTGCTGTCCGAGAACGCCGAGCGCATGGGCGGGTCATTTCGCAAGACGCGTGACACAATCCAGGCGCTGGCGGCGGCGGGGGTGAAAGCGGGTGGTGACTTCGGCGCATTGGCTAAGGTAGTTAATGACTTTGCGAAGGTGTCCAGCCAGCCGATCGAGGATGTGGTGGCGGCGGTGGCGAAGCTCTCCACTGACCCCGTGGGCGGCTTGCGCGCACTGGCGGATAAGTATCACGTCGTAAACGAAGCGCAGATCCAGCAGGTGCAGTCGCTGGTTGATGCGGGTCGTGAGACAGACGCAGTTGCGTTGGCTAACAAAACCGCCGCTGCGTCGTTCACCAGCATGACCAATGAGATCAAGTCAAACATGGGCACGCTTGAGCGGTCGATGAACGTCGTCACATCGGCAGCTAAATCGATGTGGGATGCCATCCTGGATGTGGGCCGCGCGCAGTCCTCGAATGAGTCCGAGATGAAAGCGCGTGAATCATTGCAGCGCATGACCACGGCTTACTATGCCGAGATGAAAGCGGTAAACGCTGCCGGTGGAGTTATGACCGAAGCGCAGAAAGCGCGTATTAACATGCTTTACAGCGAACTGGTCGCCCAGGAAAAAGTGGTGGCGTCGCTCACCCTGCGTAACCGTGCGGAGCGAGACAACGCCCGCGCCGCAGACGAATCCGCAAAGGCGAACGAGGAGGCTAACCGCACCGCCCGCGACCGCGCTGCGTTCGAGAAGGAGTACGCAACCAACGCGAAAAAGCGTGCAGACGAGATCGCCCGCCTCAATTTGCTGAATAAGCGCGGCGTTATTGATGAGAAAGAACTAGCCGAGGCGGTGAAGCAGGTCAACGAGCGCTACAAAGACCCGGCCCCGAAGAAGGCCGCGGCTGTTCGCGTGGATGCCGGTATGAAAATGCTGGAAGTTGCACGGAGCGAACTGGCCCAGCTTCGAGAATCCGGCAAGCAGATCGAAGCCAACGCGTCTACGCAGACCCGCACGCAACGCGCTCAAGCAGCATTAAACAAGCTGATCGCTGACAATGAGCAGTTAATTGCTGCGAGCAAAAAAAGAGCGCTAACGGCAGCAGAAAAGCAGCAGATGGTCGAATTCGGACGCGTGAAGGAAGTGCGCGAGCAGATCGTCGAAGAAGCCAAATTGCTGGACGCGAAAGAGAAGCAGGTTAAGGCGCATGCGCAGATCGATGCCTTCGTTAAGAACCAGAACGCCGAGCTAAAAGCCACCGCTGCGGGCTATGCGCTTTCCACTCGCGAAGCGGCAAACCTGCGTGAAGAATTGCAGCTAATTGACCGCCTGAAGAGGGTTGGCGCTAACGATACCGATATAGACAAGGCGGTGTCTAAGCTGCGTGAAGTGCAGGAAGCACAGACCGGGGCTAACGCCTCGCTATGGGATGGCTTCAGCCGCGGGCTTAAGGATAGTGTGGATGATATGGGTAACGGATATACGCAGATGATGTCGCTCACAAAATTCACGTTCAGCGCTATGCAAGACACGATGAACGAGTTTTTCGAGACGGGCAAGCTGAACGCAAAGGATATGGTTAAGTCCATCCTTAGCGAATTAATCAAGCTGGCTACCTCGCAGGCTTTCAAGTCGATCGTTAGCGCTTTCGGTGGCGACGGCGGCAAAAACGGATTGTTCGGCGCTATCTTCTCGGGCCTCACCAAGAATGCGGACGGCGGAGCGTACGCAGGAGGCAATCTCGCGGCCTATTCCGGGAAAGTGGTAAGCCAGCCTACCTTTTTCAGTTATGGCGTCCAGGCGTTCGCTAAGGGCGCTGGGTTGATGGGTGAGGCTGGACCCGAGGCCATCATGCCACTGAAGCGCGGGCCGGACGGGAAACTGGGCGTTGCCGCGTCTGGCGCAGGTGGGGGGATGGTCGTGACGACTAACGTTTACACGGGGACCGGTAAAACGGATACCAGTGTCAGCGGGCCGGACCCCCGTACCGCGCAGGCGTTCGGCAAGCAAATCACCGAGGCGGTGAAGGCCGAGATCGTGAAGGCAACGAAACCGGGTGGTGTACTTTACAAACGATGATAAAATGGCCCTCACTACAACGTGGGGGCTTTTTATGTCACAAGGTACAATCACACTAACGAAAGGAAGTAAGACCGTCACGGGCGCGGGAACGGCGTTCCTTAGCGAGATCGGGAAGGTACTCGTATTCGCCCGCATCGACGGCAACGACTACACCGGCAAAATTGCGGCATTCAACTCGAACACGGTCATTACTCTGAAAGATAACTGGGCCGGTCCGACGAAATCCGGTGCGGCATATGAGCTAATCGAAGCACACGACCCGCGATCAAACGAATGGCCCTATTACTGGCACATGCAATTGCAAGGCGGCGGAGACGTGCAGTTGTCTTTCCGGTCCGAGGAATTGCAATTTGGTAACGGTTACGGTCAGAACATCGCAGACGGCCCGAACGCCGAGACGAAACAGTTCCCCATGCAATTCATCGGACTGACTACTGACAAGTGGTGCGACCCCAAACTGGTTTACAACTTCCTTCGCGGGCACTTCGTCAAGCCGTTTGTCGTCACCGCGCCGGATGGCGAAACAGGTTTATTCGTGGTCGAGCGTTCTAGCTTGTCGTACACGGACAACGGGCACTACACGGCAACGGTATCCGCCACCCTTAAGACTGCTATTGGATTCGTAAGATGAATAAACTCTATCGAGAAGCGACGCGCTTTGACCCATCAGGACGCGTTCGCCTGATTCACATTGACGCTCAGGACGTGGAACCAGGCGACGGCGCGATCGGAGCGGGGCATCACTATTTTCACTACTGCTTTATTCCGCACACTGCCGAGGATATTGCTGCCGCCGGTGGTGACGAGGATAAGCTAAAACCTAAATCAATCTTCTTCGGCGGGCAGGAGTTCGAATTTTGGCCCTTCGATTTGTCCGGCCTTAACTTCTCCACATCGACGGCGGCAGAACCGCAACTAACAATCGTCGATATTGGCGGCATAATAACCCGGCTGTCGCTGAACCACGACCAACTACTTGGCGCGAAGGTTGAGATCATTGATACGTTCGCGAAGTTCCTGGACAACGGGACAGATCCAGACCCGACGCAGAAACGAGTTCAGGAGTATTACATCGACTCGCAGGTCGGGCGCAATCCGGGCAAGCAAATTACCTTCGCACTATCCTCGCCTGCGGATATGGAAGGGCAGGTCGTTCCACGTCGCCAAATCATGAATATGTGCGAGTGGGCGCTCAACGGGAAGTACGCCAGCGGGGACGGGTGTACCTGGAACCTTGCGAAGCCTGGTATAAAGTATTATGACGAGCGGGGTAATGAAGTCATTGCGATGAATATGGACCGATGTGGCGGCTGTTTGTCAGACTGTTATCTTCGATTTGGGCAAGGGCTTGCGGACCCTAAAGCGGCGGTGCTGGACTTCGGCGGCTTTCCGGGGTCCAGATTAATTAAGGGGTAGTTATGTTAACGAAGAAGGTTAAAAGCGATATCGCCGCGCACGTTGCGGCATGTCTGCCCGAAGAAGCCTGTGGCCTGGTTGTCATGGTGGGCCGCAAACAAGTATTTGTCCCGTGCATGAACGTATTCGAAGACCCTACCGGCGTGCGTTCACGTAGAGACGCATTCACGATTAGTGATATGGCCTGGATGGATGCCGAGGATATGGGCGACGTAGTGCGCGTAGTCCACTCGCATCCGGGCCAGCGAGAGCTTACCCCCTCGCTGGGCGACGTTAACGGATGCAACGGCAGCGGCGTAGTCTGGACCATCACTAACGAATATGGCGACTTTATCGAGATCGACCCTGAAGACCCGCCGCTGGTAGGTCGCCGATTTGTTCTCGGGGTTACGGACTGTTACGGCCTCGTCATGGCATGGCACAAAAAGCAGGGCGTAAACCTGCCAGACTTCCGCGTGCCGTATAACTGGTGGGAGACAGGCGAAAACCTGTATATGGACAATTGGTACGGTGCGGGCTTCAGGGAGTGTGAGGAGAATACGCCGGGGGCAATGGTCATCATGCAGATTAGCGCACCAGTGCCAAACCACGCAGGGATATTCCTTCCGGGCAACCAACTACTACACCATATCTACGGCAGTCTGTCGAGCGTGATACCCTTCCGGTCAGGATTTTTCCGCGACAATGTGGTTAAATGGGTACGTCATAAAGACCTACCGGGGAATATCACAGAATGGCAATGACAACGTTTAAATTGTACGGCGTCTTAGGGCGTCGATTCGGAAAAGTGCATAAGCTGGATTGCTTCACTCCGGGCGAAGGAATCACCGGCTTGTGTGTGAAGTTGCCAGGGTTACAAGACTTTTTAATGTCGGCCCACCTGGACAACATGATGTTCAAGGTGCGCAAAGGCGACCACACAATGACCGGCTATGATGAGCTAGGAGAGTTCCACGGCAACCGCGTCGTTACCATCGCGCCGGTTATGACTGGCGCAAAAAGAGGGTTGGGACAATTGCTGGCGGGTGTCGCGATCGTAGTGGCGTCGTTCTATACGGGCGGACTTGCTACTGCCGCTTTCGGGGCTTCGGCTGCAACCGCTGCCGCTATCGGTACGGCGACGTTTTCGTTCGGGATGTCGATGGCGCTGGGTGGCGTTATGCAATTGCTGTCGCCACAACCGAAAGGATTGCAGACAAGGCAGGACGTGGATAACAAGGCGTCGTATGCGTTCGGCGGACCAGTAAACACGACCGCGCAAGGCACAGCACTTGGTGTATTATGGGGCGAGCGCGAGATCGGTGGCGCTATTATTTCAGCCGGAATCGTAACCGAGGATTTGAACGAATGACGATTATCTACGACGTCACGGGCCATAAAGGCGGCGGCGGCAAACAGCACACCCCACAGGAGACGCCCGATAGCCTGCATTCGCTGGCTAAAATCCGCATCTTGCTCGCGTTGGGCGAGGGTGAATTCGAAGGCATTACGAGCGCCAGCGAATTGCGGCAGCGTGTATACCTGGACGGAACACCGATCCAGAACGCAGACCTGTCCGAAAACTTCCCAGGAGCGCGTGTGGAGTTCCGCCCCGGAACACAGCACCAGGATGTGATCCACGGATTTTCAGCGGTGGAAAGTGAGCAATCCGTTGGGGTAAAACTGGAGAACGGCACGCCGTGGGTGCGACAGATTAACGACACCAGTCTTGACGCTGTGCGCGTTCGCATCGGTATACCTGCCCTGTACACTAGCGAAGATAATGGCGACCTGGTGGGCGGGCGCATCGACTATAAGATCGTTGTGTATACGGATAACGCAGACCCGCGTGAGTTTACATTCGCTGCCGTTGGTAAAACAATGTCGCTGTACGAGCGAGATCACCGCATCGAGCTACCGCCTAACGTTAACACCGGCTGGCGCGTGGAGGTGCACCGCATAACGGCAGACTCCACATCGGCGAAAGTGGTTAATGATATCCGGGTGCAGTCCATCACGGAGATTATCGACGCCCGCCTGCGTTACCCGCTAACCGCGCTGTTGTTTGTGGAGTTCGACGCCAAAGCGTTCCAGAACATCCCGCGCGTGTCCATCAAGTGCAAAGGCCGTAAAGTTCTAATACCGAACAACTACGACCCGATTAATCATACCTATTCCGGGGACTGGGACGGCACGTTTAAACGCGCATGGACGGATAACCCTGCGTGGCACTGGTACGATATTTGTATTACTGAGCGCTTCGGCCTCGGTCGGCGTATCAAACCGCAAATGTTAAACCGGTACGCGCTCTACCAGATTGCGCAGCGCTGCGATCAGTTGGTCAGCGACGGCAACGGTGGTCGAGAAATCCGCTTTAAGAATGATATGTACATTCAGTCTCAGACGGATGCCTGGACCGTGCTTAAGGATTTGGCTGCCATCTTTGCCGGAATGACCTGGTGGGGCAACCAGATGTTGAATATAGTCAGTGACCAACCAGTAGCCGCGGTGTCCCACACTATCACCAACGCATCGGTTATTGATGGGCGCTTCGACTACGCATCTGGCAGCCAGAAAACGCGGTACTCCACTTTCGCGGTAGCATACGGCAACCCGAAAAACCACTATGATGACGCTATAGCGACGGGCCAGCGCGTCGAACTGGTGCGCCGCCATAAGATTAACCGTCTTGATATAACGGCGATCGGCTGTACGCGCGAATCTGAAGCGCAACGCCGCGGGCACTGGGCACTAATATCCAACCAGTTGGACCAGCAGGTCAGCTTTAAAGTTGGCATGGAGGGGTTATTCTTTATCCCCGGTAGCGTAGTTGCGATCGCAGATACTAATATTTCTGGCGGATTCGAGACTCGCGGCGGTCGCCTGTTGTCAGACCCCGGAACGCGTACCGTACTGAACACGGACTGCGAAATCACGTTCCGCCCTGGCGATAAGTTCCTGGTACGCACCGATAGCGGAAATGTCGAGACTCGCGAGATCGCCAGCGTCAACGGCAACAAGGTCACGCTAAAAACCGCACTGGATGCCGACCCGATTCCAGACCAACCGTTTTGCGTTGATGGCGACGATATCCAGTTGCAAAAATTCCGCATCACCGACCTGGAATATGACGACTCTACGAGCACTTTCTCGGTGCGCGGGATTGAATACAACGATAGCAAATATGATGCCGTTGATAATGGCGCTCGCCTTGACCCCGGAATCTTTACGCAAGTGCCGGACGGTGTAATGAAGGGGCCGGAGTCCGTGACCATAACTCCGTCGCAGATTTCATCGCAAGGCCAGCTAATCACCAACGTGGATATTGTTTTCCCGCCGGTGAAAGATGCCGTGGTGTATGAAATCCAGTGGCGACGTACCAGCCTTCAGAATATGGAAATCCAGTGGGGTAACGACTGGGTGAATATCCCGCGCACGGCGTCGAATGGTGCGCACATCCCTAACGTGTTCTCCGGCAACTACCAGGCACGCGTCCGCGCAATTGGCATGGGCGAAATCTCGTCCCCGTGGGTGTCTTCCGCGATCACGCCGGTGGAAGGTCGCCTCGGTGGGCTTAACGCACCAATCATCACCAACGCGATTTCTGGCCTTCACCAGATTTTGTGGAAGTGGAACCACAACAACGCTGCGACGGATATCTCTTACACCGAGCTTGAAGTCCGCAAGACGGGCGAAACGGAATGGAAATTCTTAACAAACGTCCCATATCCTGGCGCGGAGTACGCGCAAACGTCGCTTGAGTTCGGCATATACCAGCAGTTGCGCGCACGCGTAGCGGATAAAATCGGCAACCTGTCGGACTGGTCGGCCCCGTTTGAGGGGCAGGTGAGTGACAAAGTTGACGAGTACATGAAGGGGCTTGATGACGAGTTCTTGACTTCCGAGGATGGTAAACGCTTCCAGGAAGCAATCAACACGATCCCGCAGGGTATTTACGAGGCGATGCTCACCGATGCGCAGCAATTGTTCAACGCCCGCGCCGAGTACAAGGGTATTTATGCGGAAATCTCGGTCGCGTATAACGTGGCGGCGGACGCCCACAAGGCGGTAGCTCAACTGGAGACGTTGATCGGCACGCGACTTGATGACGCGGAAGCGGCGATCCACACGTTGCAGACCGCACAGAGCACACAGGAACAAGCGTTCGCCCAGTATCAGCAAACTGTCGCCGCTAAGTTCGGGGAACAGGAAGCCGCCATCCAGCAGGTACAAACGGCAACCGCAGACGTGGCGGGAGCGCTGGCGGAATATAAGACCCAGGTCGCGACACAGTTCGGTCAGCAGTCCGCCGCTATCGAGCAGAAGATGACGTCCTCGTTTAACCATGCTGGTGGCAGCGCCACGTACAGTCTTAAGGCTGGCGTGACGTATAAAGGGACTTACTACGATGCCGGTATGCAGCTTTCTGTTGTTGCGGAAGGTGGCGCGGTTAAATCCCGCATCGCGTTCAAGGCGGACCAGTTCTACATCATGCACCCATCTAACGGGTCGCTTTCGTCCGCGTTTATCGTGGACGGCGGCGCGGTGTATATTGACACGGCACGCATCAAGGACGCGACTATCAACTTCGCGCAGATCACGGACACGCTGCAATCTAATAACTACGACGGCAGCACGCGCGGCTGGCGCTTAGGGAAAGATGGAACGTTTATCAACCTGGGAACCGGTAACGGCGGCGGGATGAAACAGACTAACACGCAAATCAGTGTTAGGGACGGAAACGGCGTGCTCCGCGTGCAGATTGGTGAAATCACAGGTAGTTGGTAGCATAGGGGCTTCGGCCCCTTTCTTTTGGAGGTATAACATGGCTTTCGGTGTCGCAACATGGGACGCGCAAGGGCGACCAAACAACTACGGGATCAAGCCCGTTTCAGTTGTCGGAATTATTAAACTGGCACAAGGTCAAACATGGGGGGCGTGGTCGTTCGATATTCCGTCCGGTATGAAAGTGGGTTTTGCGGTTACGCTGGACGTTGGCGGCACTACGGTAGGTCGGGCGATCCGTGCCAGCGGGAACACGATAACAGTATCTGCGGCAAACAGCGTCGGTATTGGAAACTACCCGGCGTCAGAATGTGAAGTAGTAGTTTTTGTGGAGAAAGCGTAAAAATGGCAAACTTCGGCGCGTTAATCGATAACAACAACGGCAACCCATTCGTCACGCCAAACTCAACGCCGTTCGTCCTCTACGCTAAGGTGTCGGCAAATTCAGTGGACGCCGGTGCTGATTATAAAACCGCAAGCGGGGGCGTGGATATTCCCGCGAACTATCCGGCGATGGTGTTTATGCGGTCAGATAACCGTTGCGTCCTGGCGGCGTCACGATCAGGTAACCGGATTATATTTAGCGGAAGCATTCAGGGGCAGAATAACCCACATTTTACCGTCACGGCGTACATATTCGCGCGATTCCCGCAACCGCTGCCGAGATGGGGGTTTGCTATTTGGGACGCCAGCGGGACTTGCATACTCACCAACGAAAGCAAGGTACTCACCGATTTAGTCACAGTTGGCAGCTTCGGCAATAACGGCGGTATCAACATAGACCAGACGCTGCCGGGTAAGTACGCGGTATCACCTATGTTAATGGGGGCTACTCTTATTCAGATATTCGTACAGGGGCAGCCGCAGATTATCCAGATCTCGGCAGGGGCGGGGGCTTACGACAACGGAAGCGGAACTCGCATTAACGCAGTCGCTACGCAGGCTGGGTCTGGTAGCATCGCTGGGTATCAAAACACCGGCGTTGCGCTGACCGCAATTAACGTGGATGGGATATGAAAAGCCCCTTTCGGGGCTTATTTGCAAGTGGTGCTTTTGAAGTGGTCTACCGAAACATACCGGAAGTTGAACGGGTAGCCCGCCCGCAACATTTTATGCCCACTAAAATCGGCAACACCGAACACCGGGACCGAGTATTCCATGCCGCTATTAACATATGTCGCGTCGCAGATTTTAGACGGCATGTTGGCACAACCCGACAAAAGAACCGCACAAATCATAATTAAAGTTTTCATGGTATCATCCCCTATATTTGGTTGAGTTTTAGTATTGCACCGCTCAACCAAGAATGCAACCAATTTAAGAGGATTCAGCTATGGCAGCGGGTACACTATCCGTAACGAATAACAGCAAGGCGGTAGTCGGTGTCGGCACGACGTTCACCGCGTTTAAAGCTGGCGACTTCTTAACGCTGGTGGTGGGGCAAGTCCCTTACACTGTTGCTATCGCGTCCGTCGAAAGCGACACCGCGCTTACGCTGGTGCTGCCGTTCGACGGCCCCACGGCAACCGGCCTTGCCTGGGATGGCGTTGCGCGCGATACCATGTCACTGGCGACGATGGGCGTAACAGTCCAGGCACAGAAAGCATTGCGCTTGATGATTGCGGATGAAAACAACTGGCGTGCAATCTTCGGCGACGCTGAAGAGATCACCGTTACGCTGCCCAACGGGCAAGTTATGCAGGGTATGTCATGGGGCTACCTGTCGCAATTGATGAAGCAGATCGACCCCGTTGAAATGCGCAACCTACAACAACAAGCCGCCGCGTCTGAAGCAGCAGCGCAAGGATTTCGCAATGAGGCCGAAGGCTTCAAGAACGATGCCAATACCATCAAGACGCAGACCAACCAAATCAAGGCCGATACGCAGGCGATCCACGACGCCACTAATACCATAAAGACGCAGACTGCCCAGATTAAGGCTGATACGCAGGCGATCAAAGACCAAACGAACCAGATCAAGACTGACACCGGCGTTATTCGCGACGAGGCTAATACAGCGAAGACTGATGCGCAAGCCGCCCGTGATGCCGCGCTGGGATACCGTAACGAGGCCGAGGAGTGGGCGAAAAGCGTAAACGTGGATGACCTGCTAACCAAATCCGGCAACCTGGCAGGACTCACCGACAAACCGCAAGCCTGGCTTAACGTTCGCCCGGATGGGGCCACGCCGCTTGCTGGCGACCCAGTTAACGACTACGACGCCGTTACTAAGCGCTGGGTGCAGAACATGATTAACACGGGCACAGTTGGCCCAACAATGAATGGCGTGATGAACTACGGTGTCGGCGACTTCCACCTGCGTGATAGTCGCGCATATATTCAGCCTTATGAAGTCGTCTCAGACGGGCAGCTTCTTAACCGCGCTGACTGGCCTGAACTTTGGGCTTATGCTCAGATGCTCTCACCTATCAGTGACGCCGACTGGCTGGCAGACCCAGCAAAACGCGGTAAATACTCGCTCGGTAATGGTACGACAACGTTTCGCGTACCCGACCGTAACGGTGTACAAGTTAACTCAATACCCGGCTTGTATGGTCGTGGTGATGGCGGTACTTCTTCCACAAATGGTCAGATTTTTGAATCAGCAGCACCTAATATCTCTGGCAGTGTTGCTGGTTATTCTGCATCGACATACGCTCAGATATTCAGTGATATCACTGAAGGTGCATTTAAAACAAACAACGACCTATTCCCTGCCGGAGCAGGTGTTGCAATTCCGGAAACTACTGTACCTTTAGTATCCGGACGCTTTAATACCCTCGTGGTTGACGCATCGCAGTCAAACCCTATCTACGGAAGATCTACCGATGAAATTATGGGCCGTAACTTCGTAGGCGTCTGGGTGATCCGTGCATCCGGTGGATTCGTAGCGGCCAATACGTCGTGGAGTGTTGAAAACGCAGACACTACGTCACCAGTATCCGGTGTCACCGTGAATGGGGGCATGATCAAGTCGACCTATAAAATTGGAACCGCTGTAAACTACGAAACGTTGTCGTATTCGTTCAGACAGATTGGTGGTAACGCGACAACCCGTGGTCACCAGCTAGTGCTACAGGACGCAGGTGTAACCGAACGAACCTTTTCTTTTACCGCAGACGGTGCCCCGGCATCATCAGGTACGTCCGGCAACTACCAGTTCGTCACAAGTGCTGTGTCTGATGCCAATATGAAACATGACATCACGCCTACAACCGTTGATAAAGCGTGGAGTAATATCAAGGCGTTAAGGTTCCACACGTTTGTGTACAATAACGACACGCAAGGTCGTCAACGCCGCGGCCTCGTTGCACAACAAGCGGAAGTTGTGGATAGTCTTTACGTCAAGACCCGGACATACTCTGGACTGACCAGTGACACACCTGACGTAACGCAGAAAGAACTGGATACTACCCCGCTGTTACTGGACACCATGCACGTTGTGCAAGTGTTGATGCAGAAGATCGAGGCTATGGAGGCCGAGATCGCGGCGCTGAAGAAATGAATAGGAGGGGCCATACGGCCCCTTTTTTAGTTTGAGTTCTCCCAGTCCATTTTGCGCCGCACCAGCGGGCTTTCGTAGTATTCCTTACCATCCACTTCCACCAGTGGCCAGTCGTTCACTATCACGTATGGCTCCGCGATATCCTCGATCACGCCGCGCGCGCTATGTTGCCCGAAATCTACGCCCACAAGGATAACACCGGCAACGCGACGGGTAAGGTATTCGCGAGCGCAACGTGCCTCAACCAGCCCGCGACGGATGCCGCTGGTAGCTTTGACCTCGTATGTCCAGACGGCATCAATCGTATGTTCTCGGAAGTCGGGGCCGGATTTTACCTTGCGCTTGCCGACCATGATAATATCGCCGCGGTCGATAGTATTAGCGCTAAACAGGCCGGTACGCATTAGCAAACCTTGCGGGATACAACTACGCCCGCCCGCCTGGCCTTCGAGGTACATGCCTGCAAACATTTCGCCCAGCACACCGACAAGACGGCTTTGCTTGCACGCGTCGGACTTATACCGCCACTGGTCAAACTCGATGCTTGCTATCATTGCCGCCAGGTGGAATTGTTTACCAGATATTTCATATTCGCCGTACATTGTGAACCCCTCATTGATGCGGGCCGAAGCCCGCGATTAGAATTATTTAAGTGCGCCAGTCACCAGTGTTTTTTCCATGTTACGGAAATCTTCCTGCGTCATGCAGATTTTCGATCCGTCTTCGCCGGTGAGCACGACCATAGGCTGGACGTCCTGGGCTACAACTCCAAAATTGGTGGCCTTAACCGTCTTGCCGAACGAGGCCACCGTGTCCTCTGCAACGCGAATTGCGCTGTTATACGCATTAATCTCGCCGTCCAGGCGCACGGACAGGCCTTTGAGGCTATCGAATTGTGCTGCCGTTGTATCGATCTGAATCTCATCATGAACGGTCATGTAAGACTCGCCCAGCAGGGCGGCATACGCCACCAGATCCACGATGTTATCTTCCTGGTGCTTGCGGTGCTGGCGCACCAGCTTCAGGCAGATCAGGAAGGTCCAGGCTTCTTGCTCGGTAAGGTCGCGACCGGTAAGCGCGTTAAACACGGCGGCGATCTGTTTAGCGCTGCGTTCTTCTTTCGCGTTGTCATAGCCGTTTTCTTTCCCGCGCTGTTCCATAGTGGTGGCAGCGTTTTTGCAGTATTCGTATGCTTTCACAGTATTACCCTTTTTAGTGAGGGGGCAGTATTGCCTCCGACACGTTTACTATAGTGCAACCAACCTATTGGTTGCAAGTGAATTTTGCAACGTTTATTGCGTAAATTTTCGGGACCAAATCACCACACGCCCGACGAATTGCCGCGATGTTCTTCTCGCAATCTTCAATGATGACAAGTTCCGACACGTCCGCGTAGCATACCATTTTGAACACGGCGCACGCTTTAAACTCAGGCGGCGGGGTGTCGTCCAGCATGTGGCGCATAAACAACCGGCCTACCGGGAAGACCTCCAATTGCTCGGCGGTGGTGTCCCAACATTCTCGCTGCCGGTTGGTCAGATACGCGATCTCGAAGCCTTGCTCTTTATACATGCGCAGTAGCGGCAGCATATCCATGTTCAGGTCTTCGCGGACGTGCGCTTTGTGCCACTTCGCCCAAAAGGTGGATTTAGTTTTTATACCCGGCACCAGGTCAGCGCGCGCATCGCTTGAACCGTTAATAACTCCATCCAAATCGCAAATCAGTAATTTCATTTCAATTCCTCAATCAAATTTTCACGAACAATACGGGCAGAAAACGTGTCACACACAAGATGGCAGCGGGCCGTCATTACAAGCCAACCGGTAAGGTCCAGGCCGAGCAATTGCTCCGGGCGGCTGACCCGCCGCACTTTGTTCTCCCTCGGATTAATTTGGTAGCGTTTAACAATTTCGTCCACGACTCGCGGACTGCGATCAACGACTAAGATATTCAAGGAGTTCTCCTTCGCTCATTATTTCAATTCGTGCGCTGCCGCTGGGTGGCGCTTCGTCAAAGATTATCAATTGCTGGCACTTGTTATTGCTCGGCCCGACTTCACCGGTGACTGCATGTATGAATCGGATCCGCCAGTCCAGAAGAATTATCAGGTTTGCAGTCTTCCGGGCCAGCTTAGCCCACTTCGTCGACGTGTCCTGATTCAGTAGCATGACGGTCCGACGTCCATGCGCCGCGCACTCGACCCACGGCAGCGGATCGGAATACGGCGGGTTGCACCACTTCCACCCTTTCAACTCTGACCAGTCCGCATCGAGCGCGCTGTGCTCCGCCGTGAAGTAACGCGGTAGCAGGTGGTTGGCATCGCTCGCCGCCATGTCATAACGGAATCTGTACTTCCGGCGCAGCGGTTTAAATAAAGCTGGCGGCGTGCGCCAGCTATCTTTTTGCTCACTCTTCTGCATGGTCTGGATCTATCGCATACAGGGCGATTTTATTGCCGGTTTTGAGAATGCGTTGCACGCGCTTTGACTCCTCAGCACTAAGCGGGCGCGCGTCCGGGTAGAAGCTGCCGTTTGTAGGGTTGCGCCACGCCATAAGCACAAGGTCTTTCCGGTCAACCTTAGACTGGCGGCCCTTCGGTCGCACGTACTCCTCCGCACGTTTACAGTGCTCCCGCAACGCATCCGCCGTGACGCGGTTTAGTGCAACGCTGGTGGTGTATCCGGTGCGCTGCATAATCCCCATCAGTTCGAAAAGCAGTTCGAAGCGCTCCTCTAACTCCATGCGACGCTTTTCTTCCGTTTCATAGCTTGACAGGTAGGTATCTGCCAGCGCGTTCGCACGTTCGGCCTGTTCGCGGGCTTCGAGGCATTGCGCGGCCCAGTAATCTTTTTCTTCTTGTAAAATTTTCATTTATTTAATCTCCGTTGTGCGGATTTCATTGCGTGGAATAAGTTTGCCGCCAATCTCCACCCAGCAGACACCATAGCGCCATTGGGTATTGCGTCCGGTTTGCTCGGCATACACGGTCTTGCATTCGTAGCGTTCCGTGTAGTAAATAGCCGCTGTAGGTACGCAAACACAAACGGCAATCATGAGGGTGAGGAGCACCCAAAATCGAAGGTCGCCGTCGTAGTCGAAAAATAAGGATTTCATAGCACTGTCTCCGGGTATTAAAAAGGGCGTCCAAACCGGACACCCTCAATATAATGCAACCAATACGGTTATGCAACCAATTTACGAATAAAAATTTGGGTCGCGTGCAACGTCTACCAGATACAGGTTACTAATGCGGTTGCCGTAATGGCCTGGCGTGCGTTGACGGCACACTACGGCATAGCCTGGAGGGATTGTATTGCCAGTCTCAATAATCCACGCCACGCGTGCGCCAGACAGCGTCTTGCCGTTGCATTCGATACGAGTACCGCCATCGGCGGTATTGAGGTTGCCAATCTTGCAGCCGGTGGACTTTAGGCGGATAACGCCTGTTTTGCTGTCGTAGGAAAAAAGCTGATTGGTCATTGCCACTGAAAAGTCGATGGCTTCGAATGTAGTGTTCATTCTAAATTTTCCTCATTGACTGCGATTGCGAAGCCGCGCGGGGTGGGCGACCTGATTAATTTGGTGCGGGCTGATTTGCCTCCGAGGCGACTATACTGCTTCGAGTACCCTTTTTCAACGAATACCGGCTTTTTCTCTGGCATACGGAAGCCGTTGCCGGTCCATAAGCAGGTCAGCTTCGGATATGAATCGCGGGCGTTGATGTATTCCGGGAAGAGCGGGTGCACGTCATCCTCCGGCAAATAGCCGCCATACTCCCACGGGTCAAACGAGTGGTCTGGCTTACGCCATTGGGTAGAAAGCACGCTGCGCGGATTCTCAATCATATATGGCACTTCGAAGAAATCACCCAGGTAAGCTGCAATCTTCGCGGTGCGCACCGCCTTAAGCTGGAAGGCAGGGTCGCGGGCGCGTTTGCGCGGGAAAGCTGGCGCGCCACTCACCGCCAGATCCGTACACGGCGGGAATGCATAGATGATATCCGGCGTGCCGAAATCACCATTCATCGCGCGGTCCACGAAGTCCAGATCAATAAACTCATTGCGATATCGGATCCCGCGACCATAAATCCGGTAATCAAGGTACGACCCGTGATCGGCTTCGGAGTAGTTGAAGCAATAACACTTATGCCCCATCTCGGCAGCACGCTCAATCATCAAGCCGCTGCCGTCAAACAATGACCAGATAATCATTTGCGCGCCTTTTTAGCTTTCATGTATTCCATTAAATCGTCCTGAATGTTTCGCTTACTGTCGCGACGCTCCGCGACCAGTTCATCCAGTGTGCCACGCGCCTGGATAATGTAGACGAATACCGGACGAGGGTGTCCGGCTTGCATCTGGCGAACAGGCCCAATACGTTCGACGATCTGTGAAAAGTGCTCAAAGTTCCAGGTGTCTGAGAAGATAGCAAGGTGGTGTCCGCCGTCCTGCAGGTTAAGGCCGTGGCCCGCCGATGCCGGGTGCGCAAACATGATGGGGATCTCGCCTCTGTTCCACGCTTCCATATCCTTATTGCCCTGCTTACCCTTGCCCAACGCAACGCCGTGCGGAAATTTCTTCTTGAGACGCGCCAGGTCATGCTTGTACTGGTACGCGACGAGCAACGGTGCGCCGTTCAACTCCTCCACGATACTTTCCAGAGCGTCCAGTTTAGCGTCGTGAATTTTCACCCATTCGTCGGTGCGCTCGCCGTCTTCGTCGACTTTATACACGGCCCCCGAAGCAAGCTGAAGGCACTTAATAGTCTTCGACGCAGCGTTCGCCGCCTCCACAGTTCCGCTTTCCAGTTCCGCAAATAGCTCCGCTTCGAACTGGTCATAAATCTTGCGGGCTTTCTTCGGCAGGTCCACTACAACCGGCGTATAGATTGGCTTGTCACACCCGAAGTATTCAGCCGCGTCAACTGTTAACGACACGTCGGACAGGCGTTGTTGGATTTCTTTCTCGGAGTTCTTAAGCGGGGCGTGCTGCATAGTAAAGCTGCCAGGCTTAACAGGCTTGCTAATAAACCAGCGATCCGTGAATGCCTTATAGCTACTACCGAGGCGTTCGCCACCGTCGACAAACCACGTCTGACCCCATAGGTCTTTCAGCCCGTTTGGTGCGGGTGTGCCGGTCAGGTTAATCCAGCGCTTGACGTGCTTATGTGCGATCGCCGCCAGCGCACGGGCGCGCTTACTTCCCTGCTTGCTTCGATAGCCTTTCAGCTTAGTGGATTCATCGGCAACAACTACCGTGAAGGGCCATTCGTCGCCGCAATACTCGACGAGCCACTCAACTACATCATAGTTAATACAAACCACGTTAGCGTCACTCTCAAGCGCAGCGATGCGGTCCTTCTCTGACCCGGTGCCGTCTACTACCAGCAGGGCGGGGAAACGCCATTTTTCCTGTTCCGGGGGCCATGTGCCGGATGCAACGCGCAGAGGGGCCAGCACCAGTACGCGGTCCTCCTGGTTGGACAGGATGCCGGTCTGGAACATTTTATTCAGCGCCCACATGGTTGCGCCAGTTTTACCAGACCCCATTGTCGCCCAGATATTACATCGCTTATGCTTGAGGATGAACGCGGTTATCAACTTCTGATATTCGCGACGTCGGAATCTTGCCATAGCTTTATTTCGCCTTTTTCCCAGACTTCGGTTTCATCGTCATGTCTCCCAAAAATGGCGGGACAAGCCCGCCGTATTAATTATTTTTGCTCTGCGCGGTAGCGGCGCTGCCGTTCGCGCTCTTTTTTATTGCGGCACGATTTGCACTCGGCACGATACCCGTCTGGGCTGCGCGCAGTCTTACCGGTGTATTTGTGGAACTGGGATAGCGGTTTAACGCAGCCGCAATTACTGCAGCGTTTTTCTTCAATCATTTCTAAAATCCTCGATAGGGCTAACCGGCCCACTATACTGCTACGCGACCAATTCAGCAACCAATAAATCACAGTCGGCTATGTTGTCGATGACGCGAACGTCCGCACCGCGGCGGGCCATTCGCTCATGTTCTCGTACCTGGTGCGGCTTCGGTTTGCCGCCAGGGCGCTTCACTTCGACGAAAACTATCTTGCCGTTGATGATGATAATCAGATCGGGCGCACCTGCGCGCCCCTCCCAGGCCACTTTGCGGCAGAATCCGCCGACGGCTTTCACCAGCTTCATAAGGTGACTTTGAATCTTGCCCTCGGGTGTCATTTAGTTTGCAATTCCACGTTACGCAGACGAAGGTCTACCGGTATATCCGATCGCCCGGTTAGCGCCAGCGCCAGGTTTTCAGGCGTGACAAGTGCCGTAATGGTCTTGCCACGTTCCAGTCTAATGACGATTCGAATCTCGTCGTTTTCCGCCGCGCCAGCGCGCATAATGCTCATTTCTGCTTTCATAATCTTACTTCCTGTATCGATACATACAATCGCCTTCCGCGGCAAGTGGGAAGCCTTTCGCCCAAATAGGCAGGTCGCACATCAGCGCGCAAAGCTCCTCGGTCGTGTAGTCGTCAGTATCCGGCACTTCGGTGATCAGTTCATCGTGTACGGACAGTACGATCTCATATCCAGCAGCTTCAACACCCGGCATGGACCATGCGAGGATATCGCGACACAGCGCCTGCACGATGTTCTCTGTCAGTTTGCCGCCGTAGGTGTACTGGAACCCCCATTGACGCGTCGTCTGATTCTCGCCCTGGTATTTAATGCGGGTGCTGGTGCGCTTCTTGCCGGTGTCTTCGTCGATCTCGGTCGTGACAGACAGCGCGATGCCCGGATAACTCATGATGCGCCCCGACGGCAACTCAATTTTAAGCCACCACCCCGCCGCGTTCGGGTCGTCGCGCTCCTCGTCGAAGGTTGGGTCATGCTTCGCCTTCGTGCGGACTATCTTGAGCGCTTTCTTACCATCCGGGCGAACGTTC